TCCAACACCCGATAAAGCTGCTTCGCCGCCGCCGAGGGAGGCGCTTCCCCACGCTCCCACTTCAGCATGGTTTGACGATGCACCCCGAGAACGCACGCGAACTCATCTATACCCAAACCCCACATCCGGCGCTCACGTTCAAAATCGCTCATTCGTCGCACCCCCAACCAACACGATCAACCAACATGCCACAAACTGTCCGATACTTACCCGCCTGCAAATCCCTCCGATACTGAGACCCTTCCTGGGCATGCTCGATTTCTTCGACAAACTTCGCGTCCGCCATATCCGGCCCAACGAAGAACTCGAAAAACAGACCTCCCCTTTCTACCAATGGCCAAACTTTGAGACCCTTATAGATCGCATAATCCTCCTTTGTCCACACAATCTCTCTCTTTCCCTCCTGATACTGCTTATTCCAATCACTCATCACAGCACACCCCCTTTCACAAAGGACTTCGCCGTTTTCCGCAACTCCACCCCATTTCCGTAGGCGTCCAACAACCAATCCGATACTTCCTGCAGAAGCTCGATACGACGCAAATAATCCGCCACCTTATCCGGCTCGTCCTCAATCTCGACAATCCTTTTTAAATTCTCAATCTCCGCCACCACCGCTATCCTCGTTGCCCTATGCTGATCGCCTGTGAGTCTCATTTCTAATCCTCTATGTGTTTCACGTGGAACATTCATACCGTTACGGTATGATTCCTATAATATACCTCCGAGGTATTATTGCAAGCAAAAAAAATTTATGGTGCACAAGCTGAGTTTATCGGCGAGCTTTCAGCCGCCGGTTCGCCCAGAGCTGCGCGTCTGCGGGCTCCCTCCGTCGCCCGAAGACGCGCCGCTCTTCCTTTGTGCCAACGCAGCGGTGTAGCCTGCTTCGCGCCAGTCGTCGCAATAAACGACTTGCTTCTGCCCACCACGCCACAGCTCCCCCACGCAATCGCTCAGGCTCCTGTATTCATAACCGAGACTCCGCAGCTCGCCCGCCTCAATCTGCCAGCCCTGCCCCTCCCCCGGCTCGCCGACGAGCAGCCACGTCTTTTGACGGCCCAGGAGATCCGCACTGCCCGAAATCACCACATGCTGATGAGTCAAGGGCCCTATGCCATCGCTCGCACGATCACCCCCAGCAGAATAAGGAACCCAACCCAGACCGCCAGGCGCAGGACGATCCGCACCAACACCCACCGGATTATCTTCCACAGCCACTTCAACAGCGCCGCTATTGTGACGCCTGCCGTAGAAACCAGAGTCCGAAATAAAGACGGAGTACACGCTATAACCGAGTAGAGCCAAAGCGCCCAATCCGCCCCATAATACGCGACCGTCCGCAAAAATCGAGGTGCCCGCCTGGGTATCCGTAAACTCGCCGGTTTTTGTACTCTTGTAGCAACGGAACACATAATCTGGAATCCTCTTTTTCTCGACAGTGTAAATGCTGGACGCCGAGCCGGTGTCCATCGCCGAGTGATAGGCTTGGTTGTACGAGCCCGCAAAAATCCGTCCCAGCTGAGCCCGGTTTATGTGCTTAAACGCACCCTCGGAGACTTCCCGAATTTCCTCACGGATCTTTTTGATGTGCGGAGCCGTCAGCACAAAATCCCAGTTATAGTGCCTATGCTTCTCCCAGGCTATCCACCAAGTCCCGGGCCGTCCCTCTTTCTCGGCAGCATCTTCGCCCCCAGGAAACTCGAGCGCCTGCAGCTGCTTGTCCGTCCAACGCTTCGGCCACACGTCTTGAGCTTCGTCGACCACCATAAGCGCCCCTTGAGGCACCCAATGAAACCACCGAGACCACCGCTCTTTCTGCCCTGCTTCCTCCGTATCGAGCGACAGCACTTCCGCTTCCGCGGGCAGATCCGGAAACTCTCGCCGCACCTTTTCTATCGTCAGGCCGCGCACATTCGTAACGACAAGCCGCCCCTCCCTTAAAGCCGGAATCACATCATCAAGCATCGCTCCCGCCGTTTTGTAACTCCCGGGCGGACCGTAGTGGATTTTTACACTCAACGCCAGATCCCTCCGCCCGGAACAAACCGAAGCGCGATCCGAGTAGCGCCCGCCGTGATGATATTCGCGACCCCATCCGGAATATTCAAATACGCGAGCCAGCTTTGATATTGGCCCGGTATCGCACTCCACACCGACGCCATATAGTCAGACAGCCCGATCTGCTCTATCAACGATTTCGCAACATCCCACGCAAAGGACATCGCCGCTACAGCGGTTTTCACTGTCCAGATCGTAGCCATCTGAACGTAAAACGCCGTAGCGTCTACAACAAACTGGTAAATCGTCTCGTTGAACCAATCAGCTATAAATTGCAGCGCTTCAAACACTGGTCACCCCAGAATTATCAGGAAAGCGAGAAAAATAGAAGCCCAAAGAATCACCGTGGCCAACACGTCCCAAAACTCGGACGCATCATCCAGACACACCTGGTAATTGTGGCCCAGCGCCGTGAACGTCCAACACGGCAACGCCGGACTACCCGACAAATTGCTACCCCAGGCCGCTTGCGCTTCCGCCGTGATCTGATCCATCTTATCTTGAAGCGCTGTCCAGGCCTCCGCTACCTCCTGGCTCTTGTCCGGAAACGTTCCAGGCTGCCCCGCTTTATATATCTTTTCATCCGGCACCCCATCTCCGTCCGTATCCCGCGCGTCCGCCTCGCCGTCTCCGTCCGTATCGTATTCAACATCATCCCGCATCCCACCAGGATTCAGCGAATCGCCCGACCCTCGCTCGCCTATATTATCTTGACGGCCTGAATCAAACGGCTCATCGTCATCCTGCCCCACTTTCTCCGGTCCCCAAAAATCGGTTTCCCCTCCATCGTGATCCACAGTCACATCCGGCGGATAGCCTCCCGCCGCGTCTCCTGGAGCCGGTGGCGACGAAGGGGGCCTGTCTTTGTCACCGCTCGCGCAGACAACCCCTACATTCGCCAGGATGTAACACTCCCCGGGCGGCACGTGATCCACACACACCGGTTGCCCGTTAAACGTCCCGCAATTCGGATCATTACGATTAAAATCCCAGCAATATGTCCCGTTCGCGTCGCAAATTTGATTCGGCTCGCTCGCCCCTTTCGCGCCATCCGCTGGCCCCGGGCCGTTATTCGGTACACAGGTAGACCCGTTCGGACGAAACGCTGTCTCTTCTCCCTGCGGACCTTGACCATTATGCGTAGCGTCATACCCGCACCCTTTCCAACAGACCGACGTTCCTACAGGCGTAATCCCCGGTCCCCACTCTGTCGCGTCGCTCCCGCTACACGAATCCCACACACACCCTGGCCATTCCGAATTATAATGCTCCCCTTCCGCACACGAAGGTTCGGGCGGCGCATCCCCCACACAGCCCGTCCCACTTTCGTAATGCTCCCCTACCGCACACATTCCCGCTAACACCGCGTCCCCATCAGTAGACCACGCATATCCCGGCCACCTGTACTCACAGTGGCACCGCTCTCCCGGCAATACGCAATTAATCTGTTTTTGCGGTGCTGCCGTATGATTGCGATACGCATACGCATGCGCACAAACATCATTCGGATCTGACCCGATGTACGAGTCCCCCGAAGCCCATTGCCAATACATTTGCGAATCGTTTTCCCCAGGCGGACAGTCCACGCCATAGATACACGCCGCGCTCTCCACGACCCAGGCAAACGCCAGCCCCGCTAAAACCCACTGTGCTAAGCGTACCACCCCATTCTCACTCCCATCACAAACACCACCGCCGCCACAGCTCCCAGCATCAAAGACCAAATCACCGCTCTTCCCCCGCAAACGATTTTCACTGGGCAACCAACCTTACCCACCCACAGACCCACCCAGTCAAAATCACTCGCCTGAAAGCGCACCCCGAAGGGCGCGCCCCCTTTTTAACGACCGAGATGGCGCACCATGCCAACCACGATCGACACGACCACGAGACCGGCCACCACCCCGATCACGAGATCACCGACGCTCAGCGCATCGGTCTCGGCAGCGGTCAGGCTGGTGCCGATCGCGGTGGTATCGATCGCCATCGCAACCGAGCTGCCAGCAGCCGCCAAAGCCGCACCGCCATACTTCGCCCACTTGATCATCTTTTTCATGCTCTTTTTACCTTTTTGCTTTACGAATAATGCTTGCTACCAAGCCGATCCCGAGACCGGCTACCCAGAGCAGGAGAAATCCGCCGAACGCTATATCAAAAGACTCGGCATCATACCCCCCTGCAACCAACAGCTCAGTTTGAGCTGAATCTATCGCTACCCAGCCGGTTGAACAAACAGGACCGCCGTAAGCATTCTCTGTCACCGTCCCTTCGCATTTCACCAGCTCAGCCACCTTTTTCTATCCCCCGCCCGTTGCTTAGTCCACGTCAAACCAGACGTTAACCTCAGTGAAACTCTCGCCGGCCCGCGGCCCGTTCTTGATCGGCACCTTCCGGGCGAACCCCGAGGGACGCACCCTAAACTCTACGTCCTCCCCTGCACGCCCGATTTCGCTTCTCGACCGGACCTTAACCGCCGCGGGCTTGTCGAACGAGCTCGGAGCGGGCAGAAGAACCACCGCGTACCACACCCCGTCGTGCCGCCACGTTTCGGACACTCGCCCCGAAAGTTGCATGATATTCACACGTTCACGCTCCTGTGCCAGTTTTTCCGCTGGTATCGTCATTGTCTTTACCCTCTTTCAAATTCTCTTGATCATTCTTTCCGATTCGCTTTTCGCTTCTCTAACGCCTCACGGCGGGTTTACCTCATAACCGCTTCGAGAAATCCTTTTCCGCCATCGTTAATACTCCCCCTTTTTCGACTTTCGACTTCCCCGGTTCGAGCCTCGGAGAAAAGACCGAAGATCTCGGAGGCCGCCACGGCCTCCCGCGTACAGTTATTGACAGAACTCCAAGGCTCGCTTCGCTCGCGTCGGATTTCAACACTCCACGAGTGCATGCGCGTAATCGCCAGCTCGCCCTCCTGGGCCACAACACCTAAAACACGATCCGGTTTCGGCTCACCGTATCGATTGACGCCCTCCTGGTCCCTCAGGAACAAACGCAACGGCAGCTCCTTCCTAGACACTGTCGGTCCACCCAACAGAGCGACAAAACCGCCCCAGTCCGCCGAGTCGGCCAACCTGCCCGCTTGGCCTAGCAAACCGTTCCCTTGCGGCTGTTCTCGGCGTAGCTCGCGCCAGATCGTTACGGGCGGCCCGCCGAGGAATTGGAATTGCCGCAAGCCCCAGGTAGACGCCCAGGCCCGCACCTTTTCCACGCTCTCGGGGTTGTCCTTCACACCGTATCCGTCCAGATTCTTCGCAATGTACTTCGCTACATAGCCCGCCGCCGATCCCTTCTGAGGGTCCAGCCGCTTGACTTGGCACCGCGCAGACTTCGCGCCTTTCTCGCCCGGAGAATCCTGTAGCGCATACGCCCGAAACACTAACGCCAGCTCGGACACACTGCCCTCGGCTACCCAAATCAACAAATGCCAGTGAGGCGTCCCATCGTGATGCGGTTCGGCAACGCGAATCCCGTACACATCGATTTGACGACGCGCCCAGGCCGCACGAACCCTCGCCCACACTTCACGGAGATACTGCTGCGCTTCTCGAGGCGTGGCCCCGGAATACGACGGATTGCGCTCCCCCGTTTTCGACAGAACCGCATGAAACCGACTCGGCGTCGTCAGCGTCAGGAACAAACCCACATCGCCCCGCTCTTTGGCCACCGACTCAAAACCGGCAATGCGCACCATCAGCTCGGCGCGACGGATCGCAGGATTACTCACCGTAACCGCAGCGACATCGGCTATCGAGATTTCCTGCCCATCACTGCGCACGCCTACCAGGATCTCCAAAAGCGAGGCATTGCGTCTTTGCTGCTGCCGCCAAAGCTCCAAGCCCGCCTCGCTCGCATAGGCACTCGAACGCCGATGGACAAAGCCGCTCCACACCGCCACCGACTCCACGCCCCGGGCTTGTGCCTGGCGCAGCTGCCGACGCCACCAGAGCGGACACGCCAGGCGTGCCCCCTCCCCCTCTTCTTCACAGTCCTCCGGGAGCTGGAGCCCCAGCCCCCGGGCCTGCTCGCGTGCCAGCTCCAAACCATCGCCACGCCCATTGATAAGACGACCGCAGAAAGCCGCTTTCGCTTCGGCCTGCTCTCGGATCACCTCATCCGAGGCCCCCGCATCCACAGGCAGCGCTCTGACTCGCTCCGACAGCTCTAATAGCCAGAGGTTGGCTTCTCTCCGACCGTCGCCGCTATAGCGCTGCCGATACACTTTCCCGACTCGATCCCTCAGACCACGCGGCCAATCCTGCACGACCCCGGCTATCCACGCCGCATCCGCTACGTGACCCCACCAACGCGGCCCCGTCCGGTTCACCCTGCCACCACATAAGTAGCCAGGCAAAGCACCCAGACCACGACCCCATCATACCGCGCATCCGAATACTCGGCGACCGCTAAACAGTCCTGACAGAGAACCCAGCTCATCGCAGCGCCTCCGCATGATCAAAAGCCATCACAGCCAGCTCACGATGAGTCCCGCAGTCGAGATCCTGCGCGACCTCGAGCAAGTCAGCCGACAGGAGTAACCACGTATCCCGATCACCTGCAGCGACCGCTTGCGACCACCGACGCGACCAGGTCTCACAGACAAACTCTTGCCAGGCGCAGCCCTTCGGACCCAAAAAAACCCCGGACCCTTCGAGATCATCGAAAGGCCCAGGGCCAGCACCCCGGACGGGGGGTGTTTCCTTCGCACCGTAAGTCATGCCCAGACCTAGCTTCCCATACACCACCTTCAACATGCGCCCGTCCCCGCGTCACAACTCTGTTGCACATATACGATCACAAATCCGTTGCGAACGCAACTGATTTTTTGCGACGCCGCGCACACTGTTTCGGCATGGGCAACCAAAAAGAAAGCCCACCCCAGACCCACCCATGCCGAAACAGTGTGCGCGGCTCAAGATCGAGGAACCTGCAAGGACAATCAAAAGACAACCGTAGGGCTCTGCCCTACAACCCGCACTCGCCGTGAGGCAGGGGCGATGGATTAAAAACACAATCCATCACCCCAGCCAGAGCGTATTAAAAGAAACGCCTATCAAGCAATTCTTTAATACTTTTTTCGCTCACGATCGAACAAATCCGATAAACCGTTTTCTATTTCCAATTAAGCGTCTACGGAATACGAAAAAACTATTAAACAATTACTTGACAGGCTAAAAACGAAAACGAGAGCAATTCCTTTTGCTCACATTAATTCTCATCACAGAAAAAAATCAACCAACTGATCACGCTTTTCCGGACACGAAAGACGAACCCAC